GAGAACGTACCGGCACAAGTTACGGAAGCATCAGCGTACGTCGTTGCTCCGGTTTCACTACCGGATGCCAGAACGGTATAAGACGTGTTTGTTGAACCATGCCCGTTGTTTACCGTGATGTTTGCCCTAAGCTCCCAAGTCCAAGCCGCGCCAGGTGATGGCGCTACTACGTTGGTAACGATAGCAAGGGATGCCGAAAAGCCTAGATGCCCACCAAAGGTGAAGTTAGTAAAGTGTGTATCGTAGTCAGGCTCCAGCGGTTGGGTTGCGAAAGGATTCCAGATACGAACCAAGACATTCTGGGTATGGCTCATCGTGAGGTTAGCAGTTCGGGTGCCGTCTATGAATGGCATTATATTTTCTGCCCACGGTAAACGGCTTTACGCACTGAGAATCCAGATGTCTGCTCGGTTACAAAGTCAATCGTCGGAATACCGATAATCCGGTAATCACCCTTTGTCGTTGTGCCATCTGGCTCCATGATACGAACCACATCACCAAGCCATAACGGGCGGTTGTTAGATGACAGAACCAGTAGATCCGATTCCCACTCAATCAAGATTCTGCCCGTAGTCAACCGGGTGTAAAGGATAGCGCAAGCCGCATCAACCGCATCCTGTGTTGTTAAGGTTGGGTCTCTGAGCTGATACGGTACAGGCCGCCCCCTCCAGTTGTAGGGTCTACTAGCAGGTGCCGTGCTTGCAGTTTCTGCAGCACTGTCTACCGATGATTGCGTGATAAATAAGCCGGTTGCTGGGTCTTGCCCAACAACCTGTACCTGTGTGGCTTCAGGGGTCTCGTAGTGGCTTGACATGGCACGTACAACCCGCTTAGGGCGTAGTACTTCAGTGACACCTGCGGCCGTTGCCGTGGCGATGCTTTGGTATAGCGTCACGGCTGGAGTAGTTGTAGTTAGCGCCGGGTCAATCCAATAGTAGAAATAACCACTAGTGGTCGGCATCCATCCGGTGATGTAGTTAGCAGCGTAGTCGTTCTTGAGTTTGTCGATGTAACCGCCAACCGTGTCGAAAAAGTCAGGAGCCAGAGCATACTGCCCCTTTGAAATGTTAGGGCTGTAAGGCAGGTCAAGTGCTGGGAAGTCACCGCCAAGGTAAGGCCCGGAACCATCCGGATAACCTGCTATGTCTAGCAAGTCTAAAAGCGCATTGCTAAAAAGCAAACCATCGTAAGGGTAGGATTCCACGATGTAAGCAAGGTCAAAGTCACGGCTACGATCTTGCCCAGCATAGACAAAGACCGACCAATCCCTAGTCGTATCGCCTTGCTCGTATGTAATCTCTGGCGGTGTAAGGGTGCCACGAAAAACATCGATGTAGGTTGGTGAAACTGCACCGTCACTAAGGGCAATACGAATAGGTCGGTCTGATGTAATCTGCGGCTGGTCTACGCCGGCATCCGTAATCGGTTTCCGTCTGGTTGTAAGTGAGCAAGTAGCCCTGCCGTCATCGTCTACGCTGATACTAAGGCGCTCAACATCGCAGGTGATGTCTACCGGATCATCAGCAGTAGAACCTGCCGCTGGTTGATAGACCATGTCAACTTCATAGAATCCGTATGTGGCAGCACCGGTTGCGCTTGTAAGGCTCACTTTTGCCCGTACGGAAGTTATGACACCGTTAGGCGTGTATGCGGTTAGGTCATCCTTCACCACGCTGTAGGAAGCGGAAGCGGTGCCAGTGCCTATCTGGTCGTATGCATAAGTGCTTATAAAGGTTGCACCCGTTGGAGGTGCATACCGCAACTTCTTTACCGGGCTTACGGCATAACCGCTGGTAGCAAACTGTAGTTTTGCGAGCTGCACGGATGCTTGCCCCGCTGGAACCAACCAAGAAAAAGCGGCGGCAGGTGTGATCGTGTTGCTTGTCAATGCCGACAAGTCAGCAAAGACGTGGGAAAAAGATAGGCCGTTAGATGCCACCACGATAAGCTCCCGCCTACGGCAGGGAATCATCATGATGGTGATGAACTGGCTATTGACCGAGTTTAGATATACGGCTCCAGCTTGCGGTGCAATGTTGGAATCGTTGCGAGTGTAACTGCCAACCAGTACACCGCTTTTGTATACCGCTGCCCCGCCTGATGCGGTAAACCACACCTCGACAGAGCCAGCCGAACCAACACCCCAGCCAGCCTTTAGAATCACGGAATCGTCGGAATCTTTGAGCCCCGGTACATAGACCGACAGGTAAGCGGATTGGTTAGCACTCCAGGCTGTCGTAAGCGTAGCCCGTTCCGTGACGTTCAATGACTGTAGGTAATAATCTCCGGATGCTTTTATCTGCATCTGCTTCCAAGATGCGGCGGTTGTTAGCGTGTAGTCGGTCTTTTGGAATCTCGCATAGTTACCGGCAAAGGTTGTACGCCATGCCGCTGTTGTCGGTAGCGGAGCAAGCATCAGGGTTAGCGTTGTAGGGTCAAGAAAGACATTACTACTCTTGGCTAAGTCCCATGTAGTGCCGTCAGCTGCAACAACCAGCCTACCTTTTTGCGGGCGTGGTTCTGGGCAGTCTACTTCGATCAATAAAGGCCAAGCGTTCGCCATTAGAACCTCTTCATTATTCCGGGCGTACCGTTGCGCCTTGCTTCATCACGGATAACAGATCGCACTGCACGTTCCAGCTCAGTACCGGCAGGAATCAAACCACGATTACCACCGCCCATGAAGTCACCCATTCGGATACCACCACCGCCACCTACCGCCATCTCGGCAGCAGTAACGCCCATCTGGCCAAGTTGCCCACCGCCAAGCGTCTCACGGCGTAGGGTCAAAGCATCAGCCGCCGTCTTCGTATTGTCTGCAATCCGTCCGATGTTGTCAGCGATTGACGGGCCACCCAAGCCACCGCCTGTACCTTGAGCTCCGCCGTAAATCATTCCACCCGGTAAACCTTGTGGGCCTAGGTTACCCATAATGGCGCGTTGATATTGTTCGGCTATTGCGTTTGCATTTGCCGCCACTCCGGGGAGCATAAAGTAAGGCGAACTTGGAGCCATCTTAGGTGGTTCTAAGTTCTGTGTAGGTATTGGTATTTGCCCAGCATTTGGAGCGAATATACCGGTACCTTTGAACGGCTTTACCCCCGGCAGGTTCACCATTCCAAGTGTTAGTATTTGAACGGCTATTTTTATTCCATCAAGGATAGGTTGAAAAAACTCAGCAAAAGAAGTTCCAAAGTCTTTTATGCCGGTCTGCATTGAAGACATAAACTCATTCCACTTACCGGCAGCCCACGTATAGGCTTCACCAAAATAATAAATGATTGAGTCTTTTACAAACACAAAGCCTACGCCTATATCGTGAATCAGTGCATTCCAGAAGTTAGGTATCTGGCTCATGTAAGCCATAATGTTAGCGATTGCGCCAATCATAAACTCTTGGAAGTTAGCAACGCCTGTGCCACTGAGCATCTTTGCAAAGACATCCTGAACCACACCAGATTTACCAACAGCCGAGAACACTTCGCCTATCTGCTTGCCGATGTTAGCAATCATATCGATGAGCCGCATGGTGCCGCCTTCGGCACTGCTGAAGATGTCAAGGATGCCACGACCGATAGGAAGGAACGCCTGTTCTAGCGCATCCTGTAGATTCTCAAAGGTTGTCAATGCGGATTGCGTAGCCTTAGGTAGTTGTTCAAGACCGGCAATAATCTTGCCGATGGCAACGTCTGCCGATAGCCCCATCTTCTGAATGGCTTCAGTGCTTGCCGTGCCGAAAGCAGAAACCAAGACCTGCCGGATCTGCGGGACACGCTCGGCTATCTGGTTGATTTCTTCAGCTGAGATTGCGCCCTTGCTGGCTATCTGACCAAGCGCCAGGATAACACCGTCAAGTTCTGATTTGCCTTTGCCAACCAGAGCAAGCGCATTGCCGAAAGCCATCAATGCACGTTCTGATGTTTGAGCAGATAACCCTGCGGCTTCAAGGTTTAGGACACCCGCACGAACCTCTGTAAGCCCCAACCCGGGGAGTTTTGCTATCTCGTTGAGCCGTGTTAGTTGGGCTTGCAGTTCCTGCGCATTCTTGGCATAAGCGGCAAGACCACGAACCTGTGAGTCATAAGCCATCGCGGCTTGTACCCCGGTTACGGAAGCAAAAGAGTTCTGGGCTATCTCGAATAGCCGGGTGGCATCTGCCGCAGTGCGGATGGCTTCACCCACACCCTTGGCAGATTGTCCAACGCGTTGCAAGGCACGAACAGCAGCGGCTTCACCGACCACCGATATCTTGGCTGTGAGTTCCGCTACTGTCATCGTTACCTGCTTCCAAAAAGTGCACCCAGCATTTCGACCTGTTGCTTTTCAATCTCTTGTCCGATCATAGCCACCTCGGCTATCTGGTCAAGGGTTAGGTCGGTCTCGCTTGGGTGCCGGTTGAGATACTTGACGGTGTAGTAGGCAACCTGACCGGCTACACCTCTGAGTCGTTTTTTGCGTCTTTTACCCTGCCCTGTAGGTCATCGGTTGGATACCAACTAATGAACTCACCAAGGATTCTAAAGAACGTCTGTTTGCTGGTTCGTGCCAAGTTACCGAAAGCCCGGAGTGGTGATTCTTCTGAGCTGTCCGTAGGGTCTGCCACATAGCAACGACCAAGTAGATAAATCTGGTAAAGCATTGCTTCGGGAAACTCAGCGAATGCAACGCGCAATGAGCCAAGCTCCTTGGCATCCGGGAAGAGGTCTGCCGCCTTCGGTTCACGAAAGCGGAGTTCTGCGCCGTCACCAGCGACATCGGACAGGTCTACGGTAAGTAGACCCTTGTCCGTGTCTTTAGGGATTTGTTTTAGGGATTGTAGTGCCATGGCTTAGTGTACTACGACCAAGCAGTAGTCACGCCATTCGCTCCAAGGGTAATGGTTGCAGACTCAGTTACTGCTTCCTCATTGGCTACGTTGAGTCCAGTACCGGTTACAACACCGACAAAGGTCTTAGCGGTAAGTGTTCCAGGCGTAACTACAATCTGGCAGTAGTAGCCGTCTTTACCAAAGAAGATTGGGTTTACAACGCTATCAACCAGAAACTCTACTTCAACGGATCCGTTAGCCTTGGTTACCTGAGCCTTGTTCTGTAAGTCGCAGAGTGCGCTGACATCAACGGTATTGACCGATGAGGAGAAGCGTACCGAGCGTGCGATACAGGTATAAGTTTCAGCCGTGAAGGCTGAAGGCGTACCGTCTTGGTAGCCGCCGAAAGCCACCGTCACAACGCAGTTTTCACCGATAAGCGCACTTGTTCTTGTAAAAGGCATATGTCTACTCCTACTGTTGCGTGACGAATCGGTACACCGCTGTCACTCCAAAATCTGTACGACCACCACTTTCCAAGCCGAACGTCTGAGCAGTTGATTCCCGCCTGACGTAGAACCTCGGCGTGGTACTCGAAACGTGAATATTGTCTAGTAGTGTGTCAATGCGGGACATGATGGTAGCCGAGCTTGCCATCGATACCGCACCACTTGCAGTATCCCACACGGTGATTCTGTAGGTTGGATAAGTAAAAACACGGCTACCGCACAGCGTGTCTTGGTCTTGCCCAGCGTTACCAGCACGGTCAAAGACCACATAAGGCGTGGTTGGTTGCTTCCTTGATATCGGGTCAATCTGCGGTGCTATAGTGTTATAGATGCCCATCTGGAACCCGTTGGGTCTGTTGTCAGGAGCAAGTAAACCCATCAAGGTAGCATCACCTGTCAGGGTGTCATAGATCCACTGCTCAATCACGGCTGGTTCAAATGCCATCAGTTTCTACCCTTCAGGATAACTTTCACAGCAGCTTGGAAAGCCGGTGCTTCCTTTTCCACTGCCGGACGTAAGAACGGTCTAGCGGGTACGTGGTTGCCAGCCTTGGACATCCAGCCGAGTTCCAGCGGTATTCCATACTTTGCATTCACCCGTACCTCGGCAGATGTCTTGCCCGTCATCTTGTTGTAAATGCTTCCAGCCAGAATACCGGTGTCGCTGTTAGGTGCAGTGCCTGGAGGGCTTGAATAGTGCGGATGCTCTTTACGTCCGGGATACTTTCTGTATTGCCCACTAGACATCTCGATGCTGTCTTTTGCGTTGCCTTCGATGTTAGCGGCAGCCGTGCCAACAGCAACGGAAAGTTGGCGTAGATTCTTTTGATAAGAATCAAGCCTTACTTTCTTCAGGCTGAAGCTCATCTTTATCACGGAGCCAAAACCTCAATCTCTAAAGGCCCAAACCGCCGCACTGTTGTACTCACGGTGAAGGAAACCGTAATGCGAATCATTGCCGCAGTGGCATAAGCCGCAGGGTTGAGGATGCTCAGGATACCTTGTGCGCTGTACTGCTTAGTAAGCACCACTGACCCAGCGGAAAAAGTGTAAGCCGACCCGGTAGCGATGTTGGTGTAAGTGATGCCGAGCGTACCGGTCGTGATGTCAACCGGGCTGCCTAGCTCATCAACCAAGCGCACCACGTATGAGTGCCAATCACCTACCCACGCTGACGCTTGTACGACCTGCTGCGGGTCTTCGGTAAGATCAAAGATTATTGCCACGGTTAGCCCTTTCAGCCTTGATAGCCGTTACTAGTAGGTCAAGGTCGCTTGTGCTTAGGTAGTGCAGGGTGTCCTTGATTTGGTTGAGTAGCATCACTTCCCCAAAGGGAATCTTAACCTCCGGGATGCGCAGAAACTTCTTTGCCAACTTGCTTAGAATGCTCATCAGATGTCCCTCACATAGATGCGGAGTGGGCCAAATATCTGCGTGTCGCTTGCCGAAGTTGTACGCGTGATAGTAGCCGTGTAGGTTCCAGGGGTGTTCGTTACCGTCGTGTCAATCTCAAAGGTTGCCCGACCATCAGCTGCATAAGTTGCCGTACAGGAGTAGGTATCAACCAAGGTAGCACCAGAGTTGTAGACCTTAGCCGTTACCGTTGCAGAGGTGATATCTATCCCGCTTCCAAAGGCATCTACACACTGGATATCTATCCCATGCTGTGCGCCCTTCTGGATGTCAAGCGGATCCGATGCTCCAAGCCCGTCTGCCTTGACTTCGAAAGGCCCCATGCGTACTAGTACGGCATCAGTTGGCTCATTGATCAAGGTTACCGTCATCACCGCACCGTTAGTACCATATGCACCACGCACCACGATCGTAACATCATCAGCACCAGCTGCTACTGCTGCGTCTGGAATGTCCAGTCTGTAGACGCCCGGCATGTTGGTCGCGTCTACCTCAGCAAAGCCGCCAGAAGTCCACGCCTGAGCGATGGTACGGGCTACCAGCGGGATATCTACGCTTGCTGTGCGTGTCCGGTTGTAGCGAGCTGATAGACCGGAGGTAGAGGCTGTGAGGCCTGTAGCACCTAGGTACAGTTCGATGGACTGTGAGGTGCTGCCGGGAGCGATTGTGATGGTGCTAGCGTTGCGCTCGGTTGGAACATAGTTAGTTATGCTACTTACTTGCTTCCAACTTACTGCACCTCTGTCTGGGTTTGCGCCTGTCCAGTTTTGACTGAAGAAGTCAAACGTAGGTGCGCCACTAGAGTTTCCAGAATTGTAGTTTGCTCCGAGATAAGAGGTAGCACCAAGATAGGAAAAAGGCAAACCAGACATTGGGCGATTAAATGTTTCTAGCGCATGATAGCCAGTTATGGAATTTGCACCGGTTGCCACTGCTGCCCTTGGTGTCACGCTATACAGCCTATTAAAATCCTCGGTAATATTTGTGGAGGAACCTCCACTCTCTAAAGCAGTACCACCGACTAAAACGCAGTTTCTAACCGTCACGGCTCCTGCTACGGTGCTGTATGCAAGGACACCGCCTAAAGCGTTATTTATAGCGGTACAGTTTGTAACTGTAACACCTGTAGCATTAGTACTTGAGCTAGCACTGACACCAGCAGCCCTTAGTAGTGGGCCTAGACAAAAAACATCTTTAATCACAACTGCAACATTTGTACTACTTGAATGTGTAGTAGTTAGCAAAAGTAAACAACCACCACAGAAAAAACTGCATCTATCGATTGTCAAGTTAGCGACTATACCTGCGCCATATGCAGCCTGTATATTTGACGGGCTAAAGTTTTGAGCGACAGCAGATGAAAAATTACACTTTGTAAATGTCCAGTTTGAACAACCCGACATATTGACATTGATTGCTGCGGCGCTACCGTCAAATAGAATCCCTTGCCAAGAAATAAAGTTTTTAGACGTGGCAGAAATTAGGGTCGTTGCACTTACTACACTGTCAGATGTAGCAACAGTAAGCATAACTTCACCCGCGCTAGTCCCGGAGAACTGTGTACATAGCGGGTCACCGATAACAGATATTGTTGATGCGGATGAAGCCATACCAAGCGTAATCGCTCCACGATAAACACCGGGGGCAATGTATAGGATGTCTCCAGCGACCAAACCAGCACCGCCTGATGTGCTAGTACTACCAAGAGCATAGGCAACGGTTGCCCACGCTTGACCTGAACCTTGACCTAGTCCAGTGTTACCGTTATTGCCATCCGTACGAACATAATAGGTTGCCATTATTCAGCCGTACCATTCACGATTTCTTGAGCCATATTAAATTTAAACTGGTTCACAATGTCCAAACGAAAACCTTCGTCCTGCTGTACCCACCAAGCAAACATATCTGTGCCGTCAGGGCCAAAGTCTCCGATTTTGTTTCCTTCATTATCGTATATGTCGGCTTTAATGTTGTAGTCTGCTGGATTGGTTACCAGTGGCGTAATGACAACGTTTTGCAGGTTCATTTGCCCACCTTCAGACTGTTCGCCGCTGTCCCCTTGAACGGCATCGTCAAGAAGCCCAGCGCAGCACTCATCGCAGCAGTGACACCAGCCGCTACAGCCTTGCCACCGTATACAGCCATCACTGCGCCCAATTCGGCAATGTCCTTGGCTTCAGATGTTCTGATGCCATCGCCGAAGACTGTTGAGAAGCTCGCGACGAAGGCGATCAGGACAACCACGACCAGCCTGCTAATACTTATTGAGTTCATTGTTTAGCCTCCAAGTGTGTAACGCGTGTCTTCAGCTCGCCGGTGTCGGTCTCAACCTTACCTAGCCTATGCCCGTGGTCTTTGATCGTGATGCTATCAACCTCGTTGCGCTTATCCATCTTGTGCAGAAACTGCACGATGTAGACCAGTAGGCTAACAACCAAGCCCGCCACAAAGATACCTATAGCCGTCCACTCGCTTGCACTCATGATGTCCGCTCCACTAATCCGCAGTGCTGTACTACCAGCTCTGTCTGTCCAAAGTCGCTACCGACTACATCGTAATACTTGGAATCATCGCCTACCCGGTAGACCCTATCCTGCGGCATCACATCAGCCCCTACAGCGATGACAAGCGTCCACTGGGCAGATGATGCTATCGTGCCACCTACAATGCTCTCTGTGTCTGATTGGTTGGTTAGCCTGGCGTTGTACTCGGCTACCTTGCGCCACGTCTCAGTGACTCCACCCCTGCCATCTTCGGTAAGGGTGAAGCGGTGTATCTCTACCCGGTCTTGGCAGAGGTTGCGTACCATCCCGGCTTGGATGGTTGAGCGGAGCAGTGGGCTCATGCGAACACCACTGGGCGGAAGCGGTTAGCCATTTCTAGGCAATGTTGCATAAGTTGGGAAAGCTTGACATCGCTTGTGCCTTCCTTAGCATCGATGTCTGCCGCTACTCTTGATGCTTTGATTAGCCACGCTTGCCGGGTGGCTGTTCTCACATCGTAGCGTTCCACGTTGATCGGGCCATAGTCTACCCACATCAGGGTAGGGTCACCGGTGCCATCTTCCAGCGTAAAGCCCTTGACTTGGTAAGGAGCGTATACAGGGAAGAGCGGCTGGTTAGCCCCTGAGGTACCGGCTACCCTGCATTCATAAACCCGACCGTTAGGAATCACAGGAACTACACGGTCACCGACAGCATAGACCGTTGCCGCTGTCCAAGTGGTGAAGCGGGAGAAAGAATCAAGGATAGAGCCGATGTCGGTTGTGGACATCTGCGGGTAGGACTGGGCAGACACAAAAAGGCTTACCTGTGCTATGGCCTCGGCTCTGGTCATCATGCCCTAAGTATCCCACATGGAAAAACCCCCGGCACGTCTGCCGAGGGTCTTAGGTTGTGAACCGCTAGGCTTATGTAGCTGCGGATGCTCCGACGATAAGCGAACCCGGTACGCGGTTGGCTGCAGTTGCATCAACGTTACCGATGTCAAACGCCTTGAAAGCGAATCGCTCGGTTGCCTTGA